TGATTTGACTAAATCGATTGATATATTAAAACCTGGTTGAAAGAAAGGTAATATCTGCTCTAAAATTTGTAAACCATCATCTTGAGTTTTAACTAATATGTTTAAATCAAATCCAAGATTATATGGCACTGGCATAAAGACTTTTTTCATTTGGTCATTGTTTAAATCTTTTGCCTTAAATGTTTGAGTAATACCTGCCTTTCTTGTAGAATCATAGGAAATCGTGGTTATCTCAAAAGACATTCTTGGTAATGTAATTTGAGTTGCTTTATTTAATTCTGCTTGTTGTGTAATTCTTGCTAAAAACTTTTGTCTAGGTCCATATGCAATTGGCACCTTAATATCTGATATAACATTTCCTGCAGCATCGTCATGTTGAATGTGAATATCATTAAACAACGTACCAAATGCGATAACTGTTTTTCTTATAATTTGATGATAAAAATAATTTCCTAACATTTTTTTACGCTAATAATTCCGATCCACCTAATAATAAACCGCTATCTGTTGCTAAATTATACATTTTAGAATGTATTGTATTATCAACTTCAGTTGTCCACTTTGCAGTGTTATCAGTTGCTATCCAGCATTGTAAAGTATCATTTATTGCTGCTGGAATATTATAATCAAACCAAGGATCATATGGTATTTTATCTGATGATTTAAAAGGTTTAGTCATAATTAAAAACTTCCAAATGGATTTGATTCTGAAAAGTCAATAAGTAAGTCTGCTTCTGACTCAAATATATCACCTTCATTATATTTATCGTTACTATTTTCATCATCAAATACAGAAACACTGAATAATGCACCAGATGTAAGTCCTTTTATGTCTTCACCAGGGAAGAATCCTGTTGTAGTTGTTCCAATTCCAACATTACCAACTTTAAGTATTTTAGTATCATAATCCCAATTCTTAACTCTTGCCTGAGTTCCTGAACGCATACCTTGTACAACTTCATTAAAATGATATGTTCCGATACCACTTATTGTTTCAGGTTCATCTATTGTAATTGTAGGAGCAGTTGTGTAAGCTGCACCAGGATTTGTTATGAATATTTCCTTAACTTCATTAAATCCAGTTGAAGGATCAATACCAATTGAAGCAAGACCAACTGCACGATCACTTGCAACACCTGCGTTCGGAACAGGAATATTAACTATTGGAACAGTACCAAAACCAACTCCACCATCTAATATACTAAATCTCACAATACCATTAGATGAGGTATTAATTGAACAAGTTGCAGCTGCACCACTTCCACCTCCACCAGTAATTGTGATTGTGGGTGCTACAGTATATCCAAATCCAGCATTTGTAAGTAGTATCTTCTCAACCGACTTCATACCTGCTCTCTCAGTTGTAAATGCGACTGCTTTTGCATCTGATAAGTTTAAAGCACTAGGTGAAGTTGAAATGGAAACTGTTGGAGTGCTGGTATAATTAAATCCATCATTATTCAAGAATATTTCACGAATATATCCAGTTCCAACAAATGCAGTTGCAGTTGCAGTTCTACCAATTCCAACTAACTTAAGTTCTGCAATGTATCCTTCATCCTCAACTTGAGTATCAATCACATCAATTGAAGTGTCAATAACTTCATCCTCATATTCAAAGAGTTCACATTTAAGTTTATAAACATAGTTGCTACCTAATTGATAGAATGGTTCTTCGTGCTCTACAAATTTAATTTCAAATAATCTTTGTCCTAATGGAAAAAATACTAAGTCACCTTCACGGGGTCGAGATGATAGTTCAATATCTTCATCTGCATCCATGAATGGTGCGATAAATTCTTCAAATCTCTCCTTTGATATAGTAAGAGTTACTTCATCTCTTAAACTCATACCAAATTTTGTTAATACATCACCAGCACCTGCGTATCCATCATAATTCTCTACATATGCTTCAATTAAAAAATTATCATCAAACTTTGATGCTTGAACTTCTTCAATAATTGAAGACTGATTTACAAATTTTCTTGGAATAAATGTAACTTCTACACCATAAATTTTTAAATGTTCATTAATTAGACTTTGTACTAATCTCTGTTCACCTCTCGAACCCTGTAGAAAATGTGGATTTAATGCCATTATTCATCACCCGATAAAGTCAAGAGGAGGAGTCTCATAGTCCATCATCATTCTTGACCTGAGTTCCTCTAACTCCCTAACTCCATCATCGTAGATTTCTCTACCATTCAATTCTATTCCACCTGGTAATTTAGTTCCTCTAAATTTAATTAAGTTCATACCCCATTGTTTCTTCATCAATGCAACAAAATATCTTTTTACAAACGGGTCATTATAGACTTGTTTATATTCTTCAGGATCAAGTGCACGGAAACAATCTATTACTATAAAAGTGTCTTTATCTTGTGATGACCAATCAATATCTAAATATAATCTGTCTTGTCTCTGATTAAATCTAATTTGTTTTTCAGTTGTAAGTAAAAAATCAATATCTTCTAGATATGTTTTTGTCATTGCAAACTGCAACAATTCAACAGAATTAAAATAATATAAGTCATTTAAAAATAACTGATATTTAATACTAAACATTCCACCTGATATGGAACTACTATCAAATTTAAATATTTTATTTACACCAAGAACGTGTTCTGGTACTGCTATGTAATTAGAAGTTTCATAAAAATTACTTGATACAGTGCCAGCAGTATTCGTTGATATACCAGTCGTAGTAACTATTCCAACTCCATCTGTTCCTTGAGCTCTACCTCTATCTAAATCTTCTTGAGTTATTTTGTATTTGAGATACATTCTCTCAATACCGTTATAATGTCGTTCTTGATATAACTGAAGAGTATCATCAAGTGCGTCATGTATCTGGTCAGTGTCGAGATTAATCTCCAATACAGGATATCCCAGTTTACGCAAACCGAAGTTTATAAGTTGTCCTCTACTTTGTGGTACTGCCATTACTCTCCGTGAGATTTGCGATTTCCTCTAAAAGTTCATTCTTTTCTTTTTCATAATCATTTTTTAGAGTTTGGAGTTTTGCCTCCAATAGAACATTTTGATTTAATGCTGTTGCTAGTTTTGTATGATATAAGTTCACTAATACATTAACATCTACTTCACTGTTTTGTTGCATTTAGAAAGTTCCTCCATCTAGGGTCGAAGTCCAATGTGGTTTGTTTATATAGACGTTGGTGGCAGCACCTGGTGTAGATGCAAGGTTTGCAATTGCACCACTCTGTCCCTCTCTTCTTAAATTATTAGTTGTGTTAAATGTTCCTTCTACACCAATTAAATTAACAGAGTTTCCACCTGTTACTGCTGTTTCAACAATACCAAATGCACCAGTAGAGTCTTGTTTTACAATATCACCTACTGCTACTGTTATTCCTGCACTTAAAGAACTTAAAGTAACTTTTGTGATTGCTGTTAATACTTGCTTTGAAGTAATAACAGGTGTTTGTGGAGCATTTGTTGATCTTTGTAGACCAGTATCGTCAAACCAAACAACACCTCCTGAAGCAAAGTTTCCTGACTGATAGTAGATACCTTTAATATCTAAGAAACCTTTTGTACCAGAAACGACACTCGCTGTAATAGTTGCATCAGGAACATAAGTCCATCTACGACTATCATCACCGTGTGTGCCATGATTTCCTGTTCCAGCGGTGCTAGATGCGATTGAACTATCATCTAATCCAAAGAAACCATCAGTTGAGTTTGCAGTTCCTACTCCTACATTATATGTAAATCCAAGTCCTCTGTCAGTATTAGTGTCTGTTGCGTGTACAACTGTTATCTCTGTCTGTGTACTAATACCAGCAACTGTTACTCCTTGGAATGTAAGTGTTTTAGTTCCAGTATTAATTGCTGTAACTGTTGTAATACCACTAGCAGAGAAACTTGGGTGTACAAGAGTATCATCGACTGCGATACCTGTTACTTGATCAACTACAACTGCAGAAGCACCTGCATTGATAGCAGTCATTACAGTTCTTGTACTGGTAGTATCACCAACCATCATGATTGGGTCATTAACAGTTGTTTGTGTTGAGTTAACTGTAGTTGTTGTACCATCAACTTGTAAGTTACCTTTAATGATAACATCACCTTCATTACTTAAACCATCTGGATATGGGTCAATGAATATCTTATTACCCTGACCAGCAAGAGATGCGATTATATTATCTTCGATTCGGATATTACCCAGAGAACTATTACCACCAACAATTAACTGATTATCAACAGTTACTTTACTAGGAGCGAATCTAACATTTGCTCCAGCAAATCTTAATTCATCTGTCCCATTCTCATCATACTCTATAGTTGCATCAGCAGCCGCTGTTCCATCTGCACCTCCACCAAATCCAAGTTTGGTGTCATCAGGAACCATAACCTCACCAGATCCATTTGGATTGAAGATTATGTCTCCGTTATTATTAGTTGAAGATAGGGTATTTGCATCTAAAGTTAAATTATCTACATTCCAAACATCTATTTTTCTACTACTATCAAGTATCGCAACAATACCACCATCACTATTTCGTGAGTTAGTCACACCTGCTAATGCACCAGGTGTGTGCTCCATCATGGATGTATAGTAATGACCAGCAACTGGATGAACGTTTGTACCGTCATCTCCTAAAAATACTCTGTCTTTATATTGGTTTGTTCCACCATATTGACCTATACCAGTCACATATGCCATTTCACCCCAATTCAGACTGCTTGGTTTCGCAGTTCCAGAAGAGCGTTTAATTCTAATAATACTAGCCACTAAAAGTTACCCCCGTTGATGTCTAAGTTCTGTGTTGCACCTGGAGTCAACTCCAATGTTGCGTCAAATTTTTTCGTCAAACCATTATATACTAATACCATTCCGTTTGATAATACAGAGGCATTTACGTCGCTTAATTCTGATAGTGATAGAGTTTGTGCACCTGCCAGAGATGAAATCACCTTTGTGGCATTTTGTTGTCCAACTCTGACTTTGATATCTGCCATCTAAGTTAGTGTATTCAGATCTAAAAAGTATTTATATTTACTATGATGTTATCTTTGAGGCTAACTCTTTTAACATCAATTTGAGAGTTTCAAGTTCCTCTTTCATAGCATCCATTTCTGCTTGTTTATCAGAATTCCTTCTACGATTATTCATATAATCATTATACGATGCTACATCACTATTGATAATAGCATTCGTATTTTCATCACGAAATAGATTCTTATGTCCTTCAACTGGTAACATTACGCTAGTGCAATTACTCTAAAGTCTTTTAATCTAACAAAAACTGCTTCGTTTGTTGAAATCATTACAATTTTAATTGTAAATCCACTAAATTGTTCTAAATCATCAACAGAGAATTGATATTCAGAAAATTCATCAAATTTGTTAGGTGATACATAAGCGTCTGGTCTACCATCATTATTTGCAGTATCAATTATTTGATCTCCAAATCCATCACCATCACTGTCTATTAAATTTTTATAACCTGGAAATGGTCTATAAGTAGAATTTACTTCAGTAGAGTCGGCAGTGAATAAACGATAGAATACTCTAAAGTCTGCATCTGGTTCAACACTTGCAGCTACAAGAACTTTAAGTGATGTTGCAGGTTGTTCTAAATCAACTCTTTGTGATATGAACACTGAACCATGTGGATCATTTAGTAATTGATTAGTACGTGAATCAGTAGCATAATTTTCTAATCCAATTGGACTATTAATCTTATGCCTTCCAAAGTTGAAAGTAGAATTCTTCATATCAATTGCAGGTGATAAATTAGGATCACCAGTTGACATATTGATATTCAGTGCAAGTGATTTTTGTTTTGGAAGAGATGCTAACTTATCTTCATTAACTGTTGATGTAATTAATCTTGGAGAATCGAAGAATGTAAATTGATTTAATGATGTTGGTTCAAATCCTTTATCTACAAATGATACTTCTGTTCCATCTGCACTCGTACCACTAATTGTTCTGACACTAGCAGTAATATCCGTAGAGGAACCTGGTGTAATAAAGTTAATTTGTGGTTCAAAGGCACAGAATTGATGATTTTGAGAAATTTTAGTTAGATTACCACCAAATGCTTTTTCATCTCTAAAACATAATAATGAATTACCAGTTCTTTGATTTAATGGGTCTAATGCAGTGCGATTAACTTCAAGATAATATTTGTCAAGATTAGACTCATTTTTGAGAGTAGTATTTGTTGGAATTGTATGAGTTGTATTAATACCAACCAATGATATACCCGCTGCCTCATAAGTTTGAATACTTGCACCTTCAGGATGTGGTAATGCAGTTGTATTCAATACACCTCTTGTAAGTGTAAGTTGCCCAGTACCAACTACATAAGAAACTATCTCTTCTTCAATTAATGCCTCTCCTCTATCTGTTGCGATTCCAGAGAATGTTGCAAAAGGAGTAGTATTACCTAAAGAAACTACAGTGCTTTCCGCTGTTATTGATGAAGTTGAAGGAACAATTATTGTATCTGGTTTAACATTTTCAATTACAACTTTATTCGTTGCTCCGTGATGTGCGTGGTTATACTGAGTGACCTCGAATACATTACCTGCATATAAATCACCATTTACAACTGAATCACCATTTACATTTACACCAGGTACAACTGCTCTTGTATCATTACCAGCACCATATTGAACTATAGGTTGATCATTTGTAAACTTCTCACCCTGAACATCAGTTAGATATAAAGTATCAAATTGAGTGTTGATTGATGTGACTGCGAATTTAAATCCAGCACCTCTAACTACACCACTATGACTATTATCAACAGTTAATACATCACCAACTTGATATCCAGTTCCTGCTGCGATAACTGAATTTACAGAAGCAACACCATTAGATAATGAAACAGTAATTGTACAACCAGAACCACTTCCAGTCAAAGCAACTGTGCTAACAGTCCCACTTACACTATATCCAGTTCCACCAGTTATAGTTTGTGTACCAGCTAAAGGTGCACCTTGTCCTTCAATAATACCAGTTACACTTTGATCCTCTGAATCACCAGCAGCACCTGTGCTAACTTTTCTACCAATTGGGAAAGTTGAATCTGTTCTATTAGAACCAGTACCATCAATTGTTACCTTTAACTTTCTAGGTAATGAACGAATTGGATTATTAATCAATGCTTGTGTATTAAAGTTGCCTGGTTCAATCGGTGTGTTATAAAGAGTAACTGTTCCTGAATCAACAAATTTTGCTTTACGAAGTTTAAATGTTAAATCTTGATTTTGGCTAGGTGTCCAAATTGTACCGTTTTGTGATTTAAACAAACTTCCACCAAGATACTGTTTAGATACAACAACATTTTGTACATCTGGTAATTGAGTTGTCTTAATAGACTTCTCACCCATCGTTGAGCACCACATTGTATATTTGTCGGATGCTGGACATAAGAATACTAATGCAAATTCCTCACCTGGTGGTAGATAAATTGGTGATGAGAATGAAATAGTTGTTGGTACTGATGCATCATCAGATACATTAATATCATCTGGATTTATAACAACTTCAGCAAAATCTTGAACCAACATTTCAGTTGGAGTTCCAAGGGTAACTGTTCTTAATTGAACTGTTAATTTTGCAGTTTCATCTTTGGATGCAAAATAAACATCAAAAGAGGTTAAAAATGCACCTGTTTCATTTACTGTGAATGATTGTGCTAAAGGATCTCTCTTACCTGCTCTTCTTCTCCTTCTCCTTCTTCTTCTTCTTATAGTACTTGTAGATGATGTAACCTCATTACGAGTATTAACTGTAATTTCGTTCTCTCTTTGAGGTGGACGGGGTGGATTTCTAAGTTGTACAACTTGATTTGTCTGTGTTAAAACTGTTCCAGTTCCAAGATAAGTTCCTGTTGCACTACTTGCTAATGGTAAATCTGATGGTAATGGAATGGTTCCATCTGCAGTTGATGTTACTTTAAATGTTTTTGTACCAGAAGTAAATAACGTAGGTGGTTTTGGAATTGTATTCGCATTTCGGAAGAAGAATGCACCAATAACATCACCCCAATTATCAGAGAATAGATTTATACTTGATACAGTTGCTACTGCACCACTTGATAATCCAGTCAATTTTGCACCCCTAACAACATAACCAAAATATTTTTCATTATTTGCAAGTCCAACCACATCAACATTAAATAATCTTGATGTTGCTGAATAAGTTGCTGATGGAGCAGGTCTAGTGCGATCAAAAGGATCAATAATATACTTTTCAACTTTTGATGCAGGTGCTCCTAATCCTGCTGTAAATTCAGGTCTACTTTCATCTCCAAATTTATGATTTGGACTTTGAGATCTAATTAAACCAATTTGAAATCCATTTACTTCAATTTTTACATCTTCAAAAACAGAGAATGTACCAGATGCCATTTCAATTTCAATTAACTTTGGTACAATATCAGGTACACCGCTATCTAAAAAATGATAATGTCTTGTAAGAGGTTTTAAACCAGATGCTGCAAAAGCAACATTTCTCGATCTCATAAATGGATCTACATCTGCTGATGTTTTAGTGCTTTCTATAAAATCTTTTTCTTCTGACGGTCCAACTAATGTATTAGTAAAACTTCTTTCTACTCTATCTGTTACTCTTGTTGTATTAGTTGTTGTGGTAATTGTTGCATTACCAACACGTCTGGTTCTTCTAGAAGTATTTGTTCTTCCTCTTGTACTTGTTCTTGAAACGATATTAGTATTTTCAACCCATCTTGCACCAGTAGATTCAATTCTCTTATTATTGACATAAATTGTTCGTGCCCAATTATCGGATGGTGGATCTAAATGAACTACACCATGAAAAGCTATAACATTAAATGGGTTGACATTTTCAGTAGTAGTTGCTTGAGGATTTTCTATCCAATCTTTTTCTTCATAATCTAGTGTAATGAAGTCACCTGTTTTTTTACAATTTGGATCTAAAAGTTGAATATTTGAATTAGTGTCAGCAGTTGATACGTCTACTCCTGTATCGTAAGCAAGTTCTGGATTCATTGACCAGAAATCAATACAACAGTATAACTCACGATTTGTAGTATCAACATCACACTTTGAACCACCTTCAGGACTAAAATCAATGAATGATCTATCTTTAAAGTCATTTACAACAAAACCAGTTTTAAATCTGTTTAAACCATCAGCATCTTTGACTTGGAAAGATTTTGTATCTAATTCAAGAGCACTTAGTGAAGTTAATGTCTCTAAATTTTCAATTCTCTTTTCTAGTGCTCCAATATCACGCATCGTAAATCTACGATTATCTTTTAATCTTATATCAGCATCTCTTAAATCATATAAGTAAGGTGGTAAAATTATTTGTGCAACTTCCATTGCATCACTGTTACTTGATGGTGGTTGTGGAAATTCGGAAGATTCTCCTCTTACTATTTCTGCTGATTGATCTTTGCTTATTATAAGTTTATCAATTCTTCCAAGATAGAAGTTGAATCCTAATAATGAACTTTCATTTGGTGTAATTACAAATGGATTTGTTGATTCAAATTCTCTACTACTAAATGCAAATGGTGAAACATTGACACTATTTGAATGATTTGCAAGATCAAACGTTTTTACTCTTGGACGATAATCAAGTATATCCGAAGCTGGTATATTAAATTGACCTATAAGGGGAATATCTTTGGAATATCTTTCTTTAGTATAAGAATTTACTGTAAAGAAATCTCCTGAATTACCACTTGCTACTTGATACTTATCAAATACAATTAATAATTTTTTAGATGGAATTGCTGATTTAGAATTTCTAATAATCTTTGAATAATCACAATATTGGTCTTTATGTCCTTTGTCTAATTGATAATTACTTGTTCTATCAACATAGTTTCCAACAGTCACACCTTGTAATACTGTTTCTATAGAAGACTCATTAAATTTGATAACTTCACCGACTGTGAATACGTTATCATTTAAATATATAAAATCAACCGTGTTTTGAGTACGACTAACAATTTGACCTATTGCACGACTATCTACTCCTTTTATTTTTTCACCTATTATAGAATCAGTATTTAATGTTAATCCTGAGATAAATGTTAGTTTATCTAATACTGGAGTGTTTGCGTCTTTTGATTCTAAAATAGCACAAACTTTAACAACATCAGGAACATTTAATGATATTTCTTCATCCTCAACTCTCATTCCATAATTATTAGTTGCTGTGAGACCATTATTAACTGTATTTACTTTTGCTGTTCTTGTTATTTCAAGTGTTTGACTTCTTACATAGTCTTTAGATTTACTTGTTACTCCTAATTTTTTAAGTGTTACATTAACTACAGCATTACCAGAAGATTTAGATAATCCATTAAATGATATGGTATTTCCACCATTTGTAATTGAAACTTGATCAGATGTTAATGTTTCAGTTGTTGCGTCACTATAATGAATTGAATATCTTTCTGCATCAAATGGTTCAAAGAAAACACTTGTTATACCAACGGATGTAGTTAAACCTACAGATGAATTAAATGTTATTGTACTACTATTAATATTTGCTTTACCACCACCAATTTGCTTTGAAATTATTAGATTTGAATCTGCAAAATCAACTAAAGATACATTTGACTTTGGTAATTCAGCGTAGATTCCAGATTTGTCAAGATTTAATATTCTAGGAACTTTGACTCTAAATGAAGATGTCGTAGTTTTATTAACAGAGACTGTTCCTCCAATATTAATACCAGTTACAGTTGGTGTTGTTGCTAGAGTTAATGTTTTACCATCTGCTGATATACCAGTAACTTCATTAAAAACAGGTGTGCTTGCAGTTCCATCATTAAATGATATAATAGCACCAGTTTGAATACCGACCTTTCCTGCAAAGTTACGATTAACAGCAGTTGCTGCTGTTCCTACCACATTTATTTGATCTGAAGGTGAAAAACCAGATAATATACGGTCATATAATACTGCATCTGCACTAAAGTTTGTTAATAATTCAGCATTTAATCCATTAGCATCTTGAAATACTGATTTTAAATCATCAATAGTATATGCAACTATTGATTTAATTGATGGCTTAGCATTTGTAGACTTTTCGTTTATTATAATTTGCTCACCTACTATAAAAGTTCCAGTTGTTTGTGATATAGCAATTTCATCTACACCAGTAGCATCAGCAGCTTTGGATACATATCCTATTGCACCACTCGCTAAACCTCTTACCTTTGATCCAACTACAGTAGATCCAGCTTCAGTTAATCTTAATACAGTGAATGTTTGGATATCGTATAGATATAAATCAAATTCTGTTGTTACACCTTTATAAGTATCGTCTGTTAAAGAATAAGAATAAACTCTTGCTTCACCAATTTGTAAACCATTTCCAGAGGTATTACCAGATTTTCTTTTACCGTGTAATTTTATAGTATTAGTAGTACCCCCACCAATACTAAGATTAGGAGTTCCTTGAACATTATTAACTCTTAACAAACTTCCCATTTCAAATGGAATTGATGCTGCTGAGACGGTTTTTGTATCTCTTGGTTTATCAATATCCAAAATTGTAGTACCAGTTATGTCTACATCAAATCCCTTAACATATGCCCTACCAGGTGACAGTCTGACACACATTAAATCATCATCAGGTGTATTTCCATCATCAGTTAATCTATCGTCTGTAAATAGACCTTCTGAATCAATCTCATCATTTAAAGAGTTTTGAAGACCGACACGAAATGGTTCTACCGAGTAATCTCCTGACTCATCAAATGTTCTCTTTGCAAAATATTTTTTAATTTCACTATATGTTGAGGAATCTTGTAATTTTTTAATTTCACCAACATCTACTCGCATTAATTCAACGAAGTTAGTATCCTCATAATCAGTTAATGCCTTTTTAGAAAGTTTTACTGATATTTTAAATCTGTCAGCACCTGGTGCTGCAAAGTTTGTAAATCCTTTTGCGTTATCATATAATGATGCATCATCATTTGAGTTTATAATTTCTTCTGATATATCAAAACCAACTCTGTAAGATGGTTCAATTGAATATGGTTCTAATATTAATAATGATGATGGAACATCTACAAAACTTCCACGAAGAAAATAAACACCAGCGTTTACACCAAAAGCACAACCTGTAGCAGTTGCATCTTCAGAAGTAAGTGTTAATACTGTTTCACCAATTGTTAATGTAGTATTACCATATGTTAATGGTTCTTCTAATACCAAAACTTCACCATCTGGGAATGAAGTACTTTCACCATTAGTTCCAGATTGTTGATATTTTATAAAAATTGTAATATTATCTACACCCTCTGCTGGAGGTAATATAAAATTCTTTATTGTTGCGACTATGCCTGATGTCTGACCTCTAACTCTTATACCTTTTCCACCATTTGACGCTATAATGTTATTCAAGTAAATTGAAACATCAATACCAAGATGCGTATCATTTACTTTTGCTGAAAAATAAGACCTATCAAGTTCGATACCACCTGGTATAACCATCGAACCTTCTTTAAATATATGCTTACCAAAAGACTCAACCTGATTTTGTAGGAGTGACTGTAAACCAGTTAACTCTCTTGCCTGAACTGGATAACCAGGTTTAAACAATATTTTGTAAAAATTATCGTCCTTATTATAATCATCATAATACGGTGATATATTTAAGTTAGTCTTTTGTGGCATTTTAGAATTCTAGTATGATTTTAATGTCTTCCTTTTGACGAGAGTTTCTGACAATCAATGGTCTGTTATCCAAGTAAACTATTTCTCCTGACCCTTTATTTATCTCAGAATTAGATAGTCCTGAAATAAAGTTAACTCCTAAGTTAATTAACTTGTTGCCAGTAGGATTTGTTGTGATTCCAGAAAAATTACGAGATATAGCACCCGCAAAGAATGATGACTTACCTTCAATGTTATTTGCACCTACCACTGATTCAAATTGGTATATTCTACCAGCAGTTGAAATACCAGCATAATCAGTATGATCGTATGTTGTTCTATTAAAGTTTAGAGAGCGATCTCTAAAATATTTTAATACTTTAGTTTCAGAATCATATGAAGCAATATAACCTGTTGAAACTTTTCCAACATTTGGTGATACTGTAAGCACTTGTTTTATTTCTTCACCAACTTGTGGAACTCCAGTTACAGTATCAAATTTGACTGCTTGTAATGAAGAATATGTATTATCAGTATAAGTTACTGATGTTCCTACTTTTGTAGGATTTTTAACAACTCCAACTTGTGAAAACTTAGTATCGATTGGAAAATCCTTAGTTGAATCATCAAATCGAGCATAAACAATAACTCTATCAGTTCCTAATTCAGTATATACATCTGAACCATGTCCTAAACCTGGTGGAATTATAGGAATGAGTTTTGCACGACCTGTTGATGTACTAACACCACTACTTAAAGTTCCTAAGTCAACTATACCGTAACTATATCCTTTACCTCCAGCACTCACGGTAACATCAGTTATAGTTCCGTTTACAACATCAACTCTTGCCTTTGCACCTTCTCCATCACCAATTATATCAACTTCTTGACTTAATCCATTAGCATATCCACTACCAGCTTTTTCAATATATACATGCTTGATTTGATTTTGGTTAACATTTGAATCTCCGTTTTCACGAACTGATCTTATCTGCGAATCTTGACTTGACCCCCAACTATTTGGGACAGTAATAAATTCAGTTGAGTCAAATTTAATAATATCACTAGGTGAAACAGTGAAAAGATACTTCCAAAGATATCCGTCACCGCTGTTTCCTGCTTTTGATGGTTCCAAGTCAGTAAAGGTTGGTTCATCTTGGGAGACATTTCCAAGAGGGTTATCTCCTGTTGATCCATTATCAATACAAACGTAAACTTTAAAGTCGGAATTAAGTACGTAGTAGTTCGCATCGTATAATCTATTTGCTTGTGTTAATGGACTTGGATTTTCTACGCTATAATCATCTCTATAAATTTCATATCTACTTCCTGCAACCCAGTCAACTCTTCTTATAATTCTTCTAA